GTCGTTTACGAGGCTTAAATCCTACTTACAACCGCGAAAAGATGGGAAAGCCATTATCGATGTTCGAATCTAATAGATTCGAACATCGATAATGGCTTTCCCATCTTTTCGCGGTTGTAAGTAGGATTTAAGCCTCGTAAACGACGCGTCTCACGAGTTATTGCATCTAACTCAGAAGCGGATTTCTTGGCAAAAGACTTGAGATCCTTTTGTCCTTTAATTACGAATTTAGCGAACTCCTCAAAGCACGGATCGTCAATACAATTCTCTAATATCATGTATATTCGAGCGCAGAACATATCTGAATTATAGAATTTTGGATTCCAATATCTCTCAGGCTGACACATAGTGATAAGAGCCCATATTGTGGAGTAATATGCTCCAAGTACTTTGTTGTCTTCTCTACTAAAGAAGAGCTTATGGAATAGTCGTTGAAGGAAGGTTGTCCACATCTCTTCAACTGTCTGTTTATCTGGGTTGGCAGGTAAACCGAACTCAGCAAGCATCTGAACTAGTTCATCGGCGGTCATGTCTGACAATAGAATAAAGTCGTCACCAATTCCTTGTCCCTCAAGTTCTTTTAACCACGCAATAAACATAACAAGAACTGTTTCTAGTAACTGTGTCCATCCGGAACCGGAAGCTAAACCGTGCGTTCCGACTAATCGTTCAGAATCTCCAGTAATAAGATCAATATTGTTTACTTGCATTAATACGTCATACAACTGACTCCAGTACTTTTCTGGAAATGCCCATTTTACTATCTCAAATACTAGTCTGTTCTGAGCACGTCGCATGTGCGCATCCATCTTTGTGGTGTCTCCACCAATAATTTTAGATGATTTGTACTGTTTAGTGATTGTTTTCTTTACTTGTTCAAAGCCTTCCCAAGGTGATACCCATTCCTTAACCTTAGGGTTCGTTGAGGTACGAATAGCTTCCTGAATTACTTGTGTGAACTGATACTCTAGCAAATTCATAGACATAGGATACATCCACACTGGTCTAAGTTTGGCCCTATACTCTCTAAACAGTAGTACTGCTGGTTGCTTAAACGCTTTTCCGCTTTTAGCGTCTTCTATTTCCTTTTCGATTACCTTGTCCCTTTCAGTAAATCGAGGAAATCCAGAGTTACTATATAAGGTATCTCGCTCGTCCATATTTTCTATGACTTTAGTAAAACTCCTAGGACGGCATCGCTGGTATTTGCCTCCGAACAGATATTTAGCAAATTCCTGCGTTTTGGAGAAGTACTTTTCAAGCTTTAGCTCGTCATCGTACTCTGAAGGTTCAAACATCGGCTCGAGAACTTCTTCTGCTTCAGGAGAATGGAGCGGTGGAACTTCTCCCTGAGGTTTAAGACGTTTGAGTTTCTCCATGTCAAAGTCATTGAATAAATCTCCAAAAGGATTAGCACTATTAGCCTTCTTCATCTTTTGAATCCAACGACTAACTGTGGCTGAGGTGTCCTCATCTTCAAACAACCATGAATGAGGTGTTGCATCTCTTCCGACTTGTAATTTGTCTAAATAATTACGGAGAGAGCTGTTTTCTGCAATAACGCTCGCTTGATATTCATTTAGTGATACAAATTTCAGTTTCATGCTACTTGAGATAGTGATCTAGACCTGCAACTCTGATCACAGGAATATGGTTTTCTTTAGCTAGAGTCTCCCATCCAGATATCCATTCATTTACTGTTTCCATGTTCACTTTGAGCTTTCTCGCAGAGTAAATTGGATTCTTAGGTAGGAACACTTTTGATACCTTAAGATATCCAATTAACTTAGGTTCATTGGTTAGCACAATGTACCCGTCGTTCTCATATAACTTTGCTAGCTTTGCAAAATTAGATAAGATTTTCTTTTCGTCTTCCTTGCGTACGTTAAGCGCGGTGCGAAAATAACCGAAGTCAAGATCGAGATACTTCCCGTTCTTTAGACTCAATGGTGTTTTTCCCATACCGGGAAAAGCTAAGTAGATCATCTATTGATCCTCCTTTCAAAATATTCTATAAATTTAATCGGCATAGCCGGAGGTTACTTGTTAGTAACCTCTTCGTATGCTGCTCTTAATTGGTCCCAGAACCAGTAGTCAAAGTCATCTTGCTCGCTTGGAACGTGATGTTCAGCTAAGAACTTGCGCTCGCTACAAGCTAGTAGATAAATCTTTGTCTGTAGTTCTAATGGTAATTCTCCCAATATCTGAGCAAATTTGTTCGTAATTTCCATTACATTGAACTCCTT